GAGTTTGCCGCCGGAGTATTTCATCAACAACTATGGCCGCTGCCGGTTGGGCGATGACTGCCATTGCGTCAGAGAGCTGGCGACGTGGCGGGGATCGATCTGCGCGCAGTGGGAGCCGACAAAGGCACGATCATTCGAAGAGCTGATAGAAATCGCAAAAAAGGAACGCGCTAGTGCAAAAAATCGACAGTCTACAGGCACTAATTGAAACATACGACCTGATGATTAAGAACAAAAACAGTCAAATGAACATAACCGTTGATCTGATCGATAAATTGTGCGGAATACTAGAAAGGGTGGACAAAGATGGAGCCTTATCGAAGTATGACGACGAGTTCGTGAATTATGTGCAAGAGATAGTCCAAGAATGCATAGATATCATCCAGATACACGCGCAATACGAAGCCCAGAACGAGTCGGTAACTATACAATGATCTACGACCCCGATACCAAGGGCTTCTTGCAGAGAAAGAGGCAAAAGATGTTGCGGTTCATACGCAAGCACCTAACGATCGGTATGGTCGACGCTATCACTACGACCATCACGGTCATCACTCTGTGGATGTTCTTCGTGGTCGTGTTTTTACATTACAAGCCCCGTTGAATGTAGTATATTGACACGCCTCTTGCGACATGTTCTAATGCATTACTGATTCGAAACGTAAACACAAACGGAGACTAGAAATGGCAAACGCTCTCTTCATTCTCGGCAAAGGCTTCAACCGCAAGAACATCATGGCCCATGCCCGCGAATTGATGGCAGAAGGCCTGTTCTCGAAGTGGATCGTCACCAAGCGCGAACGTTGGGGCCTCTGCCTCAAGGCAGCATGGAGCAACGCCAAGCACGAGCGCTACTCAGTCGAGTACCAAGCCAAGCAAGACGAACTCACTGCCTACATCGAGACGATCAATGCCCGCGACGAATCGAACGAGCCGATCCACGTCGAGCACCGCGAAATGACGGCGCAAGAAATGATCAACCACATCTACAAGACAGCCGGTACGCTGGACTAATAGATCCTAAACCAAAACGCAAACGGAGATACGACAATGACCCAAGCAATGACCACCGCAGAAATCGCCCTCTTCTTCAAGAAGAACCGCGAAACGACGATCACCATGACGCGTGACCAGCTCGGCACGATCCTTAATGCGCTCTGCATGGCGATCGAATTCGCTGCGCCCTATGAGGACGTGATCGATGGTGATGATGGCGTGCCGATGCCAAACGACGCTATGTGCTTGCTGCGTGATCTTGACGAAGCCATGGCGATTGCGGATCCGATCTTCGAAAAGAGCAAGCCAGCGTAGTATATTGACACGCTTTCTCGAACATGTTTAAGTACACATACGATCGATGAGATCGCGAAACCAAAACGCAAACGGAGATAAAGAGATGACCGCCATGGCCCGCAAATTCGATCCCGCAGTGATCAACGTCGAGAACTTCGCAGCGAGCAATCCGGCTGAGTACAAATGGATGATCGAGAGCGCCCCGAAGTTCGAATTCGCGCAGTCGATGATTATCGCCGTGTCCAAGTGGGGCTCGCTCACTGAGCGCCAGATGGCCGCAGTGAAGAACTGCATGGAGAAGTCCGCGCAACGTGCAGCCGCGAAGGCCAATCCTGCACCGGCACCGTCTGTCAACACGGACGCTCTCAACGCCGCCTTTGATAAGGCGCTATCGAACGGCCTCAAGCGCCCGAAGATGCGCTTCGAAGGCTTCTCCGTCTCGCTCGCACCATCGTCTGGCAAAAACCCCGGAGCGCTCTATGTCAAATCAGGTGATACTTATCTCGGTAAAGTGGTCGCCGGTCAGTTCTTCTCCTCGTACGATTGCGATACTGCAACTAAGGCCCGCGTCATCGAAATCATGCAAGACCCCACTTCTGCGGCGATTGCGTATGCTCGCCGGACGGGCAATTGCTCGATTTGCGGGGCGGAGCTGACGAATGAAGAATCCATCAAGCGTGGCATTGGTCCGATCTGCGCCGGTAAGTTCGGCTTGTGAGGGGAGGACACAATGACGCTTTTCGACATTTACATCAAGCGCCCCACTGGGCTAGACGTCATCATCGCCGCTGGCGTTAACATGCAGACGCTCGTCAAAATGACGACACTCGACCCGAACGAAGTAGCTTGGGCGATCGAAGAGGACGGACGGTGCGACACCGACGTCTTTACCATCGTCGAATCATGCGATTCTTGCGTGAGAGGAGGCTTGCTCAATCTGCGCATGCCAAACGCGATGCTCGAAGATCTGAAGTACGTGAATTTCGTCGACATGTTCGCAACGTTCTTGTCGACTAAGCTTAAAGATCCCGACGAATTCGAATCCACACTCAATCTGTTCGGCATACAAGTGCAACGGACTTGCGGATTGAAGATTCACCCTGACGAAGAAAACGCAAACGGAGAGACGATCCAATGAGAAACCTTGACGCCATCATCAACCAGCTCGCTAACGAACAGCAACGCACCGAGCATCTCCTCGTCGAGGATTTGCAAGCGATCAAAAAAGAAGCGCAGCTCTTCTTCGACAAGCAAGCCCGCGAAGCCGACGCTTATGTAGCCTTGCTCACTACGCGGTTCGATGATCTGGTTACTCGTATACAAAACGGGTACCCGAAAGAAAAAGGCTTTGGTGAATTGACCGAGGACCCGGTACCTGCCTTTTTAGTGCGCCCTAAAATCACGAGCGAAGAGCGCGAGGCGATCGTTGCGAGCTTATCCGCTAATATGGCCACCGGAGACAATAATGGCTGAACAGCTTGAATTCGGCTTCATGGACGAAAATCGCCCTACACTTGAAGCTATGATGAGGCTATTTCCCAAGTACCCGCGCGACGAGCCGTGCTCAGAGTGCAATCCCGAATTGTGGCGCATGTTCTGCGAGTACAGAGGACGCATTCAACAGCCGAGCTATGTGTGGATGGAAGAAGACGTTTACGATTGGCTGGCGGTAGTGCAGCTAATGGAAAGAGGTAAGACCAAATGAGCGACTACGATAATACCAATACCGGTGCGCTTTTCCGCAATGAGTACAAGCAGAAGCCTAATCAGCCCGACTACACCGGCAACGCTAACATCAACGGCGACAATTACAGAATAGCCGCGTGGAAAAAGACATCTAAAGGCGGCAAGCAGTACTTGTCAATTAAATACACGTTGGAAGAAGACACCAAGCCGACGATGACCGGCATCGTTGAGATCGATGATAGTATCGACTTTTAACATTCCGTGTCATCAATTGACAAATCATCTCAAATGTGGTCTAGTGATCGCAGGAGAAACCAAAACATGAAACATAGGTTTAAGCGAGCTTTCGCACCTAATAATTCGCCGAAGTACGATTTGAGCCCAGCACTCGATTTGGCTGACTCGATCTATTTCGCATCGAAGAGCCCGGTATACGACGCTTCGATGGAAGACAAGGGCGAAATCGCTCGACAGGTTGCCTTGAGCATGGATGTCTTCGACCATGAGCAAGACGTCATCATCGATTCTGGCGACCCGGTGGTCTTGGTTATGATGATCGCGTACATCTCCGATAGTGCCGAAGGCTTCTATTTCGCTCGATACAACACCCGTGCCGGTAGGTATGTGGTGACGCGTATTAGCCAGATAGAAATGCGCCCGGATCTCGCCGATTATTATGGTGAGGAGGTGTACGATGACTGAGACGAACCTTCCTCCTGACATCGCGGAACTTCGGGAAGCCCAGTTGGTGATTGATGAGGTGTATAAGGCGCTTAACCGCGCAGATGCCCTCGTCGAGACCTTGGAGGGCGTCGGACCACGCGACGTGCTGGCACCGGCAGCGACCCATTACAAAGACGTGGCGGATCTTGAAGACGCGATCGAGCGTCTGCGGATTCGGGTGTACCATGTTAAAAATCACTACCAGATGCGGATTTTGCCCGACCTGTTCTTCAACGCGTCTACCGACCGCGTCGTCACTCTGAATGGATTCACTATTACCAAGACGGACGATCTGTCGGTGTCGATCCCGAAAGAGAAGAGAGACGAAGCATACGATTGGCTCTCGAAGAACGGATACGGCGATATCATCACTTCGACCGTGAACTCGTCGACGCTCAAAGCCACGGTGAAGTCGATCGATAACGAGAACCGGCCACTACCGCCGGACGACGTTTTCACCATCACGCGGCTGCCCAAGTATTCTGTCCGGGCGGTTGCTAAGAAGATTCCCTCCACGGCTCACGGGGACGTGTAGGGTGTATTTCAACACCCCGTCAAAGCAGGAAAGCTACCATGTCTAAAAACGCTCTCAAAAAAGTCGATGAAAATAGCAACGTGATCGCCGTGCCTGAGTTCATGCAGGGTGATGCGGGTATGGGTCTCGACCGTGTCGAACTGTCGGATCTGTCACCGCCACGCATTGCTCTCATGCAGCCTCTGTCGAAGCCAGTTGAAGAGGGTCTGGCCAAGCCGGGGCATTTCTACCACAAGTCTCGTAACGAAGACCTTGGCTCGTCCATCGTCGTCGTGCCGATTTTCGTGGATATGGCTTGGACGCTCTGGGACCCGACACCGGGCAACGGTGTGGTTCTCGCTCGTGGCCGCAAGAACGACAAGGGTGTATGGATCTGGGATCCGTCGCACACCAAGTTCGAAGTAACTGTCGGTCGCGATAAGGTCGTCTGGGACACCAAGGGCTCTGTCGCGGAGTCGAAGCTGGCGAAATGGGACGATAAAAATCCCCCGCCCGCTAAGCAGTCCTACGAGGTGCTCTTTGCACTGCCTGAGCACGGGCCAGATGTCTTTGGCATCTTCTCGTTCTCGAAATCCGCCTATCCTGTCGGTCGTGCCTTCGTCCAGCAGCTGCACGCAAAGTCGAGCTTGCCGACGTTTGCGTACAAGTTCCGTCTGGAGTCGACATCGACCACCAGCAAGGCCGGTCAGAAATTCCTCATGCCGAAGATCGTGCCGGATGGTATGGTCGAAGACGCTGGGGCATACAATACGTTCAAACAGATGTATCTACGCGTTAAAGATGCCGGTTTGAGCGGGTATTCGAGCGAGGGCGACGAAGATCATGGTGATGCTGGGGTTGGCAGCGCCATCGACTCTTCCGAGTTTTAACGCTCGGAGCGTGGATTTGGTCGAAGTCCACGTTTAAAGGTCAGGTTTTCTAGCTCCTTTCCTGATCTTTGGCCTCCGGAGGCGTAGTGTCCTCCGGAGGCATTTCCTCCAACCGGATTATTATCATGAACGTCGTAGATGTAGTTGCCGCTCACCTATCCAAGGCGGATCGGGTAGTTATAGACGTCGAGACCAATGGCCTCGATTGGAAGCATAACCATATTGTCGGTTACGTGTTTACCTTCGGCCCTACACCCGAAGAGAGCTTCTATATCCCGGTACGCCACGCGACCGGACCGAATTTCGAGCCCACTAGTGTCCGGAATATGATCATATCGCACCAGACGCGACCCCGTCACTGGATCGGCCACAATCTGGCCTTCGATCTCGGGTTCTTCCATAAGGAGGGCATCGAGCTGGTCGGCACTTTCGAAGACACGATGATCAACGCCGCATTGCTCGACGAATTTCGCCGGTCATTCTCGCTGGAGAGCTGCGCATACGAGGCGGGTGTGCAAGCCAAGCTGGCCGACGAGATCAAGCAGCATATCGAGACGACCTTTGGCCAGAGCTTCGGCAAGAACTATATGGGCCAGTATTGGAAGCTTCCGGCGGATGATAAGACCGCGATCGATTACGCTACCGGCGACGGTACCACCACTTGGCAGTTGGCCGAGATGCAAGCCGAATGGATCGATGACCAGCAGCTTGATGTAGTGCACGGCGTCGAATGCAAACTTATTCCGGTACTCAACCGCATGACGATGCGCGGTATTCGCGTCGATGAAGAGCGTCTGCACAAGCTCAAAGCCATTATGGAGAAGAGGATCGTCAATGCCAATCACGATCTTGGTCGGGAGCTGAACGTCAATTCGGGCGCTCAGATCCGGAAGTATCTGGAAGATCACAACGTCACCGATTGGCCGACGACCCCCGCTGGCAACCCGTCCTTTCCGGAGGAGTTTCTCCTCTCGAACGAACCGGGTCGAAAGATCATCAAGGTACGCAAGGCCAAGCGGATGCTCGACGCCTTCATCCAGCCAATCATCGACCGGCACCTGTACAAAGGCCGCATTCACTCGACATTTAACCAACTGCGCGGCGACGAATATGGCACGGTGACCGGACGGCTGTCTTCGAGTAACCCCAACTTGCAGCAGGTACCTAAGCGCGATGTCGGCAACGGAGTGCTCTTTCGGTCCATCTTCGTGCCAGACGAGGGCATGGTGTGGGGATCCGCCGACTATAGCCAATGCGAGCCCCGCCTATTAGCCCATTACAGCAAGTGCAAGGTCCTCATCGACGGGTACACGCAGACCCCATCGATCGACGCCCATACTGCGGTGGCCCAAGCGGCCAACATCGACCGGCAATCGGGCAAGCGTCTCAATCAGGCACTCCTCACGGGTGCCGGGAATAAAAAGGCTGCGATGATGCTAGGCAAGCCGATGGACGAGGCGATGAAGATCGTCAACGATTATTTCAAGGCAATGCCCGAGATCAAAGCACTCCAAAGGGTAGCCGCTGACGCCATGAAGGAGCGGGGCTTCGTGCGATCGATCCTTGGCCGACGCTCGCGCCTCGAAGGCGACGGGTTCGAGTACAAAGCGGTGAACCGCCTACTGCAATGCTCGAACGCGGACATGATCAAGCTGTCGATGGTGAAGCTCGACGAGCTGCATCGGGAAGTGGGCGGCATCAATATGATTAACAACGTCCACGATTCGATCGATTTCCAATATCGCGAGGACCGGCACGACGCGTACGAGCAATCGCTCCGCATTATGTGCGATTTTCCGCAGATCAAGGTGCCGATTGAAGTGGACGATGATTCCGGCCCCGATTGGGCTTGGGCGTCTTATGGTGAGAAGGACTGGCGTAAAGTCATGACCGAAGAGGGCATGATGGCGTCAGGCATTGACGAATCATGACCGTCATGCTTTTATCCGATTGGAGGAGACTTATCATGCCAGCTGAACTTTACCATCAGCGCACTATCATCGAAGACGCCAAGAAGATCAGCAATCTAACATTTGCTGTTAAGCTGTCTCACCGCTTCATGTCTGGAATACCCGACCTCCTCCTCTCGGTGCCGGGTTATCAGCCGACCTTTGTCGAAGTGAAGAAGGTCGATGGGAACTGGAACAAGAACACCATCAAAGTCAACACCACACCATTGCAACGGTCCACGATGAGGGCTATGACGGAGTCCGGTCTTCGGGTCGAAGTGTGGGTGGCGGTAGAAGATGGATCCGACACGTACATGCTACGCGTCCGACCCGAAATGACGACTATACAATGCGACTGGTGGACCTTACCAAAGCGCAAGCGTGGTGAAGGCTGGCCGATCGCCGATTTTCTGAAGAACCCTGTGTGAGGTGAACGATATGAACGATTTTGTGAAGCACGGCAAAGCGTCGATAGTGATCGATGGCCAGTTCGGCAGTACCGGCAAAGGTCTGGCCGCAGCTTACCAAGCTATCTACGCTAAAGACGTGAATTGGGACAAGGTGATCTGCACGACGAATGCTGCACCTAATGCCGGTCATACGACGGTACTGCCCGATGGAACGAAATTCGTCACCTTCCACATGCCGACGATGGGCGTGCTGAAGCAGGAATCGACAATTTATCTCAATGCTGGCGCGATCATTGATTTCGATGTGCTGCAGCAAGAGATCAAGGATCTAAACGTCGATCCTGAGCGGATCCGCATTCACCCTAACGCAGCAGTGATTACGCAAGATGACAAAGACTTCGAGCGGCAAAAAACGTCCGGCGCAACGCAGATCGCGTCGACACAAAAAGGCGTCGGCAGAGCGCTTGCTCGCAAAATCATGCGAGAAGGCAAAGTCGCGAAAGATTACGAGAAGGAATTTGCAGGTATTGGCATCCAAGTTCTCCGAATGGAGCTTAACGAAGCCATCGCAGCGAATTGGGCCGTCGTTGTCGAGACACCGCAAGGCATGTCTCTTTCTATCAACAACGGCTTCTATCCGCATTGCACGTCTCGTGAGGTCTCGGTGGCGCAATCGCTCTCCGATGCGGCTCTCCACCCTTCGTGCCTTCACAAGACATTGATGACGGTTCGCACTTACCCGATTCGCGTCGGCAACATCGTCGACGATAGTGGCAAAGTGATCGGTTATTCGGGCGATGTTTACCCTGATCAGCGCGAGCTTAGCTGGGATAGCTTCCCACACGTCGAGCCCGAACGCACCACAGTGACGAAGCGTGTTCGCCGCATTTTCACGTTCTCGCCTGAGCAATACTTGGAGTCGGTCGCTCGCTTGCGTCCAGCAATCGTTCATGTCGGATTCTGTGATTACCTCACCGATCGTTCTGACTTCGACGAATTAATGAGCATCATGGAGCACGCGCACAGCCGGTACGGTATTCGTCCCGACATCGTGTGCTCATTTGGGCCGTCCACCGATGACGTGTTCTCTTGGGTCGAAGCCAGAAAGCATTTCGGATGATTGAGACCCGCAAAGAGATCGACGATTTCGCGACTGCGATGGAGATGAAGCTTCGCAAGCGCGACGGGTATGGCGGGTGGCAGCATTTGCCACTCGACTACCTAAAGCAAAAATTACAAGCTGAGGCACGGGAGCTTGAGATTTCGCTGCAATATGAACCTGCGGATGAAGTTATGAGTGAATGCGTCGACGTAGCTAACTACTGCATGTTTATATGGGACATTCTGAAAAATGGCAAAGACAACCGCAAAAACCTCGTCCGTCGCGGCAGCAAAGAAAAAGCGCACAGCAGCGAAGAAGAAACAACTAGTCCCGGAACGTCCGTTTTCACCTGATTGGAGAGACATGGCGTATGTACCGCGTTGGGCGATCGCTCGTCGCAACCGTCACCAATACTTGGCCGAGCATTCGTACTTCGTTGCGGTTTATGCGGATCAGATCGCCCGCTTAATTGGGTGGCAAGGTGACTACGCCGACCTTATGCGCCATGCTCTCTACCACGACATCGACGAAACCGTGACCGGCGACATACCCGGACCGGCAAAACGCAAAGCGTGGAATAAAAACGCTTCTGATTACCAAATCAATCCGGTCCTTGCTGACAAGTTCGGGCAGGACGTAGCCAGCATCAAATCAGCATCCAACGCCGAGATCAAAGCGATCGTATCCGCTGCGGATTCTGTAGAAGAGCTGGCGTACATCAGCGAAGAATTGATATCTGGTAACGTATGGATCGCGTCAATACTTGACGAAACAAAGTCTCGTATGCTTAAAAGGTGGTTCATGCTACCGGCGTCGATTCCACTGTTGAAAGATCTTTGGGAAAAGCACTTCAACAGCTTCGTGTTGGGGCAACATGAGAAACCAAAACTGCTGAAAGACACGCCATGAACTGGACGCTTCCTCTCTCGCCACTGCCGGTGCAAGCAAAAGCATTGGAGAAATCCGATGGATCCAAGGGTTATGCTTGGTTCATGGAGCCGGGTACTGGCAAGACAGGAACCGTTATGGCGGAGTTCACGGCCCTTGCGGATGAAGGCGTCGTGGATCTGCTGCTGGTGATTTGCCCGAATAACCTTCGCGCGAACTGGGAATCCGAAGCTACGAAGATGGGCTTCAAGTTCGATGTGGCTGTTTATCCGGAACCCGCACCAAAGCGCGGTATGTGGATCGTTAACTACGAGAAGATCATCAGCAAGGCGTTTGACGAGTTGTACGCTGCGGTGAAGTCGACGAAGACTTACATCGTGTGCGACGAGAGCCACCGCATTAAGAACTTCAAGGCGAAAGTGTCGAAAGCGGCGATTTTCCTCTTCGATCATGCGACAATTAAGCGTGTTATGACCGGCACACCGATCGCCAACAATGTCGTCGATTTGTGGACGCAGCTTCGTGCAATCGGCAAGCATGGTTCGCATCGTAGCCCGTACACTTTCCGCAACCGCTACGGTGTAATGGGCGGGTGGATGGGCAAGCAGATCGTCGGCACACAACGCGAAGACGAACTCAAGCAGATCTTGGACATCTGCTCATTCACCGCAAAGAAGAAAGAATGGATGGCAACACTGCCGCCCAAGGCATATTATAATCTCGGGTACGAGATGAACGCCAAGCAGCAGAAGCTTTATAAGCAGATTTACAAAGATCGCTTTTTGCTCGTCGATGACCAAGAAGTCTCGGCGCAAATGGTGATCACCGTGCTTATGAAGATGCAGCAGATCACATCCGGATTCATGATCGACGATGCCGGTCAGGTGGTGGAGCTTTGCGGTGATCATAACCCGAAGCTCGAAGCAGTGCGCGAGATGGTAGCTGAGATCGATACCAAGGTCATTCTGTTCGCTCATTACAAGCACACCGTTGACTTGCTCGACAAAATGTTCCACAATCAATGCGTCACCATCCGGGGCGGCATGGATCGCCAAGACGTGGCTGCAATCGTCAAATCGTTTAATAGCGACGACAACGTTAAGATCCTCATCGCACAAACGGCCACCGCAAAAGAAGGCTTAACGCTTCTCGGCACCGAAACGATGCCTTGCCACACGACGATCTTCGTCGAGAACACATACAGCATCATCGATCGCACACAAGCCGAAGACCGTAATCATCGCCACGGTCAGGTAGCCGAACAAGTGTCTTACTACGACATGGTCGGCAGCCCGATCGAAAAGAAAATCATCAGAGCACTACAAGATAAACGTGATCTAGTAAAGACTATTATGGAGGCTAGAAGTGACTGAACGAATGCAAAAGTATATAGAGGCTCAGAAGAAGCGGGGCTTCAAGTTAGTGTCCATATGGGTTCCGAAAGACAAAGTGGAAACGGTGCGTCGGTACGCTGAACGCTGGCGCAGAGAACATGGCCACACGAGCCCACGTGCTAAGGCTCTATACCGCAAGAAGGTGACGAAATGAGCAACGCTGATAACAAGGTCTTGGCCACCGCAATGAGCATGGTGACTAAGAACCGTTCTAAGACACATGGTACACCAGAAGATAATTTCAACCACACTGCGGCTCTGTGGAGCGCGTATCTTGGCCATTCGGTCACCGCTCATGACGTTTGCCAGATGATGGTGCTGGCGAAAATCAGCCGGTCAAAGGTCGGAAAAAGTGACTACGCAGATCATTACGTTGACCAATGCGGTTATTCGTCTTTGGCCGCCCGCATGGTCAAAGCGAAATGACTAATAAAGCCGCCGTCATAAAGATGTGGAAGTCTGGAATGACGTCTGGCCAGATTGCGACGGCGCTTAGAATTAGTCGCAATCAAGTGATGGGGGTAGTGTTCCGGGCACAACAGCGCGGCGAACTATCCAAAAAGACGCCAATTCAGCTTGCCGCCATCAAGAGCAACGCCGCCATGAAACGACCGTCTAAGAAGAAGCCTAGCTTGAATCAGGTCATGGTAGCCAAGCATGAGGAGAGCCTAGCCTCTAAGCCTCAAATCGAAGAGCCAAGATTGGTAATTCACCCACCAAAAGTGGGGTATTCCGGAAAACGCAAAACGCTTTTAGAGCTGAACGCGTTTGAATGTAGGTGGGTTCACGACGATAAGACATTCTGCGCCAAGCCAACGGTGTCGGATATCACCTCTTGGTGCGGAGAGCATTACAAGATCGTTTATGAACCTAGCAATCGTAACACTCAAAAATCGGAGAAGTACAAAAGCCACATACTAGCCATTGCCAGAAAATACGACCAAATCAAAACGTAAACCCAGACGGAGAATAAAATGTCTGAAGAACCCGAAAAGTCCCGCACCCAAATCTTCTACGAATGGTTGTCTAAAAACCAGATCGGATTCTCATTTACTATTGAGGATGTTCTGCCCGTATTTAAAATGGCTAGGCCGTCCATGCTCATGGTGCTCGATCGCTTTGCGTCGGTTGGCGTTCTTAAAATGGACGGAACCAAATATAGATTCGTCAAATTATATACTGGTAGGTTTATGCCCGCCAAAAAATCACAGATGAAAAGCCCTGTGGCCAAAGTGGTCTTTGGTGCTAGTTACCCCAAAGAGCACTCTAACTTACCCGCCGTCATAGAAGTGCCGAAAAAATCGCCTCTTGATGAACTGGTCGAATACGTCCATTCTCTAGAGGATGAAGTTAAACAGCTCCGTAGCCTTCTGGTGAAAAAGTACTCATGATACAATTAAACCCGCCCTTGCCTGTCATCACTCCTAAAGGGCCAGCGTTGGCTCATGTTCTAATTGACTACGGTCCGGAACATTCTATACTATGGGTGTGCTTTCAAGACGAGGGCGGGGAATGTTGGACTTGGCGCAACCCTGATGTTAGAGCACAAAAGAACATAACTATGGGAAGGAAAACGACATGGAAATTAGCTCCATCCTCGTCGGATTCATCTTTATCTGTGGAATCGCCGTCGGGTTCATAACATGTGCGCTGATGAAAGAAAGCCGATAGTAGAAGTAACGCTTCCCCATATCAAGGGGATGACTACGATATTCAGAATTGGCTCTTATCAATGTGTAGTGGTTAAAAACGACGAAAATTGGGGTTGGTCGATCGGGGCGTTATTGCGGAGAGGATGCTATATGGTGTCCTACCGCAAGGCCAGCGAGAAGCAAGCTCTAGAGTTTATTAACGAATTCTTAGATCTACATAAAGAAATAGCTAGGACGGAGATAACTATCATTCCTCCGCCGCCAAGAGACAAAGCTAAAAAGAAAGATTAGCCCCAGTTGATATAGACGCGGCCATTAGCCCCGGTGCTGACGGCAGAGCCGCCACCAGCGCCCACCACAATCGTGACGGTCTGCGTATAGAACGAGCCACCGCCCCATAGGGAGCGCGCATAGCCACCACCGCCACCGCCGCCACCGAAGGCATTGTATTTGCCAGCGCTGTCGAAGAAGCGGAAGGACGAAGCCCCGCCGCCGGGGAAGTTGCCGTTATAAGCGTAGAGTGGCGTGCCCTGCGTGGAATTAGGAGGAGAGCCCGTAGCGCCACCACCAGCGGGAGAAGCCCCGCCCATGCCGCCAGCATCACCACCGAAGCCCGCTTGGCCGCCTACGTTCTGTTGGTTGCCCCCACCGGCACCGCCACCCCCGCCGCCAGCGCCAAAGACGTTGCCGCCGAAGCGCGAGGTCTGAGCGTTCTGCCCACCACCGCCGCCTAAGCCAGCCACCTGTTCGCCATTGGGCATATAAACGCGGCTTTCGGCCCCACTAGCGACAACGCCGCCACCGGAGACATATTCACCGCCTGCACCGCCAGCGCCCCACACTTGAATCTGTAGGAAGTTGCGGAAGAGCGGCACGACGAAAAAGTACGTTCCGGGCGACGTGTAATCGCTCGCGCCGGACCCAGCAGGATCTGTACCCTGCTTATTATAGAAGTCCGACATGCTGATCGTGCCACTGTTGAAGTAGCCAAAGGTCAGCGATGCGGGCTGATACCATATGGTGTTTCGGTATGCATTCAGATCAGTTCCGCGCCCAAAGTTGGCGTTGATGTCCAACATACTGATCGCGCCGGAGGAAGGTGTCGGCATTATTTAGCCTCCAGTGCTTCCACGCGCTTCGTGAGTTCTTTCACTGCTTCGACAAGGACAGCCACAATGCGGTCATATGCGACCGACATATATTCTTCGTTCTGCTTCACAACTTCCGGCAGATCGCCGGTCAGCTGCTGCGCCACGAGGCCGATTTCTTTCTGCCCTGTATCGATGCGTGTATACCGGTAGCCATTCATGCGATTGACGATCTCAAGAGCATTCTCGATGTTCACAAGATCTTTCTTCAGCCGCACGTCTGAATAGGCCGTGACGTTCGCAGCAGCCGTCAGATTACCGCTGTTATCGACCGTCAGCGTCGTGAGGGTCGCAGCAGCATTCTGCACTGCAAGACAGTTAGCAGACGTTGCACCGATATTACCACGGACGGTGCCGTTGTCAGACAGGACGATTTTATTCTGATTGCTATTGGTCGAATTGACCGTGAGCGGCGCACCCGACGAGCCAATGTTCAGCGCACCCGTCATTGTGTCGCCAGCGCGGTTGACCGGCGTATAGCCGAGGTTACCCGTGGCTGCTCCTGCCGCCAGCATGGCCGATGTCACGCCACCCGTCGCGATGGACAGGGTGCGGTTGGCGGATAGGTCCCCGCCGCCCTGCAAGCCCGCACCGGTTGCGATTTGCGTAGCCGATGCTGCTGCACCAATCCCCGCGCGAGCGGAAGCTGCATCCGTGCCACCTGTGCCGCCGTTGGCCACCGTGACCGGCGCAACAAGCGAGATCGTGCTGCCGATGATCTGAATGCCGTTCCCAGCGATGAGAGCTGTGCGATCGTCGTCGGCAAAGCGGACGTTCGATCCGTTCGACCACACAAGCGCGGCGAAGCCTTGCTGCACCACAACACTGGTGCCGGGAGCGCCACCAGCGGACGCAATCGTTACCGTGAATGCACCAGTCGTAGCGTTCGTGACGATCCAAAAGCCCGCAACGGATGCGGGCAAATAGACGATCACATTCGCGGACAGAAGGCCGGTAAGGTTGATGTTGACGTTCTGCGCTTGCGTCTGTGTCAGCGTGACGTTCGTATTCGTCAGAGACACACCGAATGTGCCGCCAAAGGCAGAGTCGATAATGTTCATGTCACCATTGACTGGGACGTTCCATGTATCGACGTAGTCGCCGTTTCCGGGCTTTTCAAGGTTCTTATTCGGTGTATATGAGCTGACCATAGGGATCCGTCCTTAAATATTCTCTTGAGCCACTTTGAGCGCCTTGGCTACCGTGTTGTCGTCGGTAGAAAGTAGTGGCTCCGTGCTCTTCTGGTGGTTCTTATGGGCTTGCTCAGCCATTTTGATCAACCGATCGGCCTCGGCTTCGTGGTTATAGCTCACCTTGCCGCCTGTCTTGCGGGTAATTCTACCACCGTCGGCTTGATTCTTAAATTCCCGCTTAACACCACGCTTTCCTTCTTCCTCTTGCTGAGCCATTGTGCGTTGCACGTTAGTGAGGCCAACAGCGAGAGTGGTGTTGAGCTTGTTGAAGATCTGCTCGACAATCGGGAACGTCTGCGCCAGTTCGGCAACGCGAGCGATGTCCTTAGGATCCTTGGAGAACATCAAAGGCAGGATATTATTGGCGACACGGCGCTCGGCCATGCTATCAAGCGTCTTCACACCATAAGCGGCCATGAAGCCAAGCATGGCCTTATTAGCCAGTTGCGGTGATCCTGTGGCCGAAGCCATCGTGGACCCGTTGATGATGGCGTTCATGATCTCGTATGCGGTGAACGCACCGGCACCACCAACGCCCGCACCGACCGGCGAGATCCGCTCCGACAGGAACTTCAAAGCGTCGGCTTGGCGAGCGATGTTCTCAGTGAGGACCGAACCATAGATCTGGTTATACCGCTCGTCGCCCAGCACGTGCTTCATGTCGCGCTGGAACGTCTTGTCTTCGGTGAATTTCTTAGCCAAGCGACCAAGATTACCGGACTCCGCTTCGTCTTTGAGGCGAGCCGCCACACCCAAGCGCAGGAACTCCTGATTCTCGGGCGTCATATTATCGAATTCGCGCTTGACTTGGCCGCGAGTGAACGGGTTCTTGCGAGACGTAATGAGTGACTGCGCGAAATCGTAGCCCGCTTGCGGGGCCTCTTCACCAACGAAGATGTTGCGCGAAGCACCGACCGTGTCGCGGTACGGGGCCACTTTGTCGAGTTCGTCGCGCAAGCGGTTTTGCGTTTGCTGCAGACCGTTGGCCAGCGTTTTGTCACCTGACATCTT